TTTTTTGGATATTGGTATTAAAAACTTTTGGAGCTGCGCTTTCTATTTTTGTTATGTTGTCTTGACTTATATTACCACCTTGAAAAGTGCTTGAATATTTTTCAAGTGCTGGTATTTTTAATGCTTTAGGCATAGCACTCGTTACGGCATCCATAATCCCTTTTACTTGTCTTACGAACCCCTTTTTAATTACTTCTGCATAATTGCCCCCGGCCATTTCTTGAAGCGCCTGTGCCTTTTCTGCATATGCCATTCGTAAATTTTCTAAAACTTCGATCTGCTTATCTGCTTCGTCTGTATCTTCTGCCTCTAATCCTTTAATTTTCTCATTTATTTCTGTTACTGTTTTAGCATAACCTTCCATTGTTTTATGGAAATTTCTCATTTCCATAGCCATATTTAAGGCCATAACAGCAGCAACAGCCGTTAAAATTGGAAGTGCCCACGTTTGAAATCCTGCTCCTAAAGCCGAAACAAGTGCCGGTAATTTTGAAAGACTATTATAAAGAGATATAGCACCTTCAATTAAGAAATTAAATACCATAGCAACTTTCCAAGCAATAAACATTTCAACTAAAATCTTAATAAGAGGCAATAATCTTGAAACTAAATCTATAAATGTTGTTAGTCCAGTGCCTATAGCTTCAAATATTGCCTTTATAGTAGGCATTGCACTTCTTATTATATCAAATAATTTATTGAATGCAGGAATAAGTTTTATAGTAAGATCAGAAATCATTTTGCCAAATCCCAACCTTATATCTTCCCAATTCTTTTTAGCCATTGCTATTTTACCAGCATCGGTTAAAGTAGCTGCTTTTGCTTGTCCACCGACTCTACTTTGAAGTAATTTTAAAAGTTCATTTTGATATTCGTAGAGTTTGTTTTGTTTTAAAAGGTTTTTTAAATGTTCTTCCTGGACAGGATTAATCTTGCCAAATTCTCTCTGTAACATCATTAAGCCTCTTTGACTTCCTCCTAATGCCATACCTACCTTATCTACAGCGCCACTTAAACTTGTTTTTGTGAATGTTGCATAATCAGCAATAAGAGGCATGGCCTTTTTAAACATTTCGCCACCAATGTTTGTAAATCTTAATAATTGCGTTTGAGCTTCTATGATTTCAGAACGTGAATTAAGAACTGTTTTACTCATACTTTTCGCATAATCTTCTAGTTCTTTTCCTGATAATCCAGCAGCGTGTCCAGTAGTTAAAAGTTCCTGATTCATTCGTGATGTTGCACTTTCTAATTGTTCAAAAGCCTCTTTAGAGCCTTTCAGAAATTCAAATACGCCATAAACACTAAATGCACCAGCGAGAAGTCCAGACATCTTTTTTATAGTATTGCCTAGTCCTCCCATAGTTCTATCGAACCCTTCTACATTTTTATGAATTGCATTTAATTTAGCAGAAAACTGATCCCGTAAACTAATTAAATATGCTACATCTTTTTCGTTCATACTTAAAATGTAAAACCCCGGCTCCTTTTAACCGGAAACGGGGTTATGTTATTTCAGATCCTATAAGACCTATCTTTGACCAAAATTTAATATCACATATAAACTGTGCGAACTCATCAATTGATACCGGCATCCTTTTATAATGCCATCGAAATAAAGACAATTTGTGAGCATCAGTGATTAACTCTCCTAGTCTATATTTCTTTAATTTTTTTTTATCTCTTCATCTGCCGGACTTACATATTCAGCCGCTAATTGAAGACAAAGTTTAACAAGTATCTTAACATTATCTTCAATTTCCTGATCATATTCAACACAGCAACTTTCAAAAATAACTTTCCCGGCTCCTATAAGATTCAATTTACCTGTCATCCCCATTAATTCAGTCATTGCAACTGAAATATTCTCGAATGTTGGTTCTTGAATCACACATTTACATTCTTTTTCACCTATTTTAACTGAAAAAGTTTGCGTTTTAGTATTTGGTAACTTTATTGTTTTGGAACTCATCTGTATTGTATATGTGAACAAATAAAATTAAACTTTGTCACTATATCAGTATCACCTTGTTTTGTTTCAACTCCGTCATTTGTAATCTTTACATTCTTGATAATATGTCTTACTGGACTTTGTGGATTCCCATAAACCACGAGAATATCAAACAAAGGTATTTTAAGCATTGAACCTTNAANAGCTACATTCCTTATAGCTTCAACATCATTCATAGAGATTGAAATGTCACCTTTTGAATTTATNGCNCCGTATCCTATNGATATAGGTAATTGTCCAGTACCAAAATTCATTTTATCATCTTCCTCCTGTGAATAATTAATCGCAGTTACCGAAGGAACCGGAATACCTAAGACTACAAATATGATAGATTGATAGTCGTATGCTTTTCCATTTATTAAAGCTGGTTGTGTCATTGTTATTGAATTTTAGTAGTGAAACCTGTATTAATCTCTATTACTCTTGCTACACCTACCGGTATATTAACCAAACTCATAACTAATTTGCTTGAACTAATTACATTTTGTGTCGGATCGATTGTTACTTTATGATTTGATAACTCACCGTCAATTTCCATTTGAAGGATCGGGATATTAGCTGCATTCTCAAATACTGCTATTGTTTGCTGAGATAAAGTGCCGTCTGCATTTACATAGAGAGGAGAAGCAAGCAAAGGAATAACTGCTGCACGTACATTACGTTCGCATTTATCCATTGTTCGGTTCTTCTCAATATAACAATAGTCATTTGTGCCTACTATTGCAGTCCAGGAATCATTAAAGAAACTACCTGTAAGTCCTGTTATCTTTCTTAAGAAAATGTAGTGATAATCATTAAGAGTGCTCAATAAAGCATCGGTTTGATTTCTCAAAAGATCTCCTGTTACAAATCCAACATTATCCATTTCAGTATTAGTAACAATATTAAACTTCTGAGGCCATGCAACACATTCGTGAACTTTTGCAAGTGATATAGCACCAAGTAAATTACCTGATCCTGAAACTGAAAATCCAACGATTGCTTTTACATTGTCTCGTCTGCGAGCCCAATATACCGTATTCCAAACATCAATGCCTAAACAAGAAGTTAAACACTGATAACAACCTGCGCCCCAGGTTACTTTATCCCCTACCGAATAACCAGCAGTCCTGGAATAAGCAGCTTCATTAAAGTCGCCCTCACAATGAATAGGAACACTAACATTCTTACCCGTTAATGTTGACAGATTAGACAATGTGGCTAATGTAGCACTTGTGAAATCAGCTTCAAAAATACCGGATAAGGGTTTATGAGCTGTTTGTAAAGCGGTGCATATAGTTTGCATTGCTGTTACTTGTGAACTTGCAAAAGCAGTCCCGGCAGCAGCAGCATTCAGATGAACTAGAAAATTTCTTATCTCTCCATTTGCAAAACTCTGCATTGTTGTTAATTCCGATCCATCAAAAGAAACAGGAACCGGAAATACACCAACATAAGCAACCCCTTGTGGATTTATTCTGTAAAATTCACTTATCTTATAGTAAAATGTAAGATATAAAGAGCCAACACCTAAAGATAATTGGGTTACTGTTGCTGTTGCTGTACCTGCACCACCAATAGCAGCAACGGAAGTAAATGTTATATTTGTGCCATTTGATGCTTTACCCCATCCCGTAGGAGGAACAATTGTTACATTTACTGTAGAACCAGCTGAAGTAAAACCATGATATTGAGTATTTGCATTTATAGCAGCTCTTATAGCTACTGCCTCGGCACTTGCATCTGTATAAGCGCCTGCTGGAACGGTAACCTGTCCAAGTAAAACACCCGAAAAGAATATCGAATCAACATCACCGGCAGCTCCTTTTACTGTTATTGCCACATTTCCTAACGTTGCTTTTGTCTCATCTGAATAATCCGCATCAATACCTAAGTTAACAGCATCGGCAAGTGAAAAAATCTTTTTTATCTTATTGCTGGCATTAAAACCAGACGGATAAGTATCTGCATAGAAAACAAAACCAGAAATATGGTCTGATCCTGGTAATGCTTGACCTAACCCGGTTTGATTTCTGTTAAAACGTACATCATTGAGTGCCATTCTTTTTTTTGTTTTAAAAAATTAATTTTCGGCTTTCAACTTATCGACTTCTGCCTGGGCTTCATTTACTTTTGTTAAAGCCTTTGCTTTTGCTTCGTCTGTCTTTCTTTCTTCCATGTATGATTTAGCTTTCGCTAAAACCTTTTCGGCTTTTTCGAGTTCGGATGGTTCTGCTTTTCCTAAAGAATCAAATTCGATCTTAGTCAATTCATGCAATTCTGTTTTTGATGTTGTTTTATGATTGAACGCATGATGTTTATGAGCTTCATAGAAAAAATTACCATCGCTAGTTGCATAAATTACTTTTTCGCCTTGCTTAAAGTAAGGAGCTGCTAATTGTAGCAGCTCTCTTTTTAGATATGTTTTCATATTATGCAGCGTAATATTGTACCAAAGCAGCTATTCCCTTTGCATCACTACGCAAATTCACATTTTTAAACATCACAAGGGCTGAATAATATGAACCGTAGAAAGCCGGATCATCTTCACGTGCAAAGAATTTTACAGCACCCTGGGCTTTTGCAACACAATCTTCCTGCCATGCAAAAGCAGCAAGAGAATCGGTTGTTGCAGCAGCAGCACCAACAGCCTTTAACGTAGGACTTCCGTAAGTTGCATCATTGTAAATTGCAACCTGAGGACGCTGAAAAATATTGAATCCATAAATTTTTGCAACAGCTCCATCTTTTACCAAAGTGTCATCGGGTAAATAAAGACGACTACCTAACACAGATACATTATTTGTGGTTAAATCATACCACATATCTGAAGGAACCAATAAATAACGACCTTCCTGGGATACATTGTCTCTGTCAAGTTTCCCTTTTAACTGCAAAATGTCCCCTAATGTAAACGCTTTACGTGTACCAGTTGCAGCAGTTAAGGAAGGGAACAAAGAATATGATTCGGCGGCTCCTGTCGTCAGAAATACGCCACTTGTTGCTCCTACTGTTGGAGCTGCGCCAAGTCCTAAAATCCAATTATAAGCGCCATCGTCTCCGAGTTGCTGATTAATCAATTGGATTTTGTTTTTCATAACTGACATTCTCTTGTCATAGGACAATTGAATTTTTTCAATGTTTCTGATTAAGATAGGGTCAGTAGTGTATTCGTCCAGATAATAGGTTAATTGATCGTCAACCCTTTCTGATACGGCTGCCGGAAGTTGTGTACGGTTTTTAACAACAGTAACACCACTACCTGCC